ACAGTTTGGCTTATTCCTTGCAAATGATACTCTGTTTATTACATTTCACGAAAACGACATGGTTAACAATCTAGGTCGAAAATTAATGAGCGGAGATGTAATTGAACTGCCACACTTAACAGACTTTAGCGCACTGGATGAGAGTGTAGAACTAAGCCTTAAACGTTACTATGTTGTACAGGAAGGTTCACGCCCTAGTGAAGGCTTTACACCAACTTGGTGGAGTCATCTATGGCGAGTAAAGTGTACACCACTAGTAGACAGTCAAGAATACAATGACATCCTTAACATTATACAAGAGGATGCAGATGGAAATGAAACTACGAGCACTCTAAGAGATCTACTAAGTACATATCAGAAAGAACTGGAAATATCCAATAAGGTTGTTGAGGCGGCTGAAGCAGAAGTCCCAGAAAGCGGATATAAAACAGATCAATTCTATATTGTGCCTACAGATCCAACAGGAAATCCTTTAGAGCCCAAGGGTATTAATGCTGATGACACTGTTGTAAACGCAGATAACACAGACGCTAGTGCTGATATGCGTAGAATAACACCTACAAATAGCAATGCCTATAGCGGTTATCTTGTAGGTGATGGACTTGCACCCAATGGTGAAAATGTTACTATGGGCACTAGTTTTCCTACGGATGCACAAGAAGGAGATTATGTGTTGCGTTTAGATTTTTTACCTAATAGATTATTTAGATATAGTGGAACACGTTTTATAAAAGTTGAGGATGATGTCCGCAGTAAACTTACTCCCGGAACAGGAAATGCACAACGTGATAACTTTATTAATAACACTGCAACATTTACTGCAGATGATAACACCACTGCACAAAGCAGACAGTCCCTTAGTGATGCACTAAAACCGCAGGAAGATTGATGAGTAGTTGCTGTACAAGAAAAAGAACCTGGAAGGACATAATGTTTTTGCCAATTGCTGTAGTAAGCACCCTACTAGGATTTGGACTGTTACTAACAATTGAAATGTCAATTGCTTATGCACTAGGATTTATATAATGCCACAACAGTTTTTTTATGATGAACAAATAAGACGTTTCCTACTGCAGTATATTCGTGCATTCAGTAACTTTCAAGTTGAGTATGGCAAGGATCGTAATGGGAATACTACACTGCTTACAGTTCCTGTTAAGTATGGCGATTCAACACGCATGGTTAGTAGTATTATCCGTGAGAATAGTGAAAACAAGATTATACCTACACCTATGATAAGTTGTTACATTACAGGCCTAACATATAATCCAGAGCGCAGACAGGATCCTACTTTCGTTGATAAAAAACATATACGCATGCGCAAGTTTGATATCAACACAAATACATATAATACACAACAGGGTAATGCATTTACAATAGAAAGACTTATGCCAGTGCCATACACACTAGAAATGGCTACTGATATCTGGACAAGCAATACAAATCAAAAATTACAACTAATGGAACAGATACTAGTGCTGTTTAATCCAGCATTAGAAATACAAAGTACAGACAACTATTTGGACTGGACAAGTTTAAGTTACATAGAATTACAGCAAGTCCAATTTAGCAACAGAAGCGTTCCTGTTGGTGTTGATGAACAGATAGATATTGCAACTCTAAGTTTCACAGTGCCTATCTATCTGACTGCACCTGCAAAGGTTAAGAAACTGGGTGTCATCAATAAAATTGTTGCTAGTATTTTTGATGATCAAGGTGGCATTGCAGAAGGTGTCATTGATGGACAAATACTTATGGGAGAACGTATGAAGTTTACTCCTATGAATTTTGGTATTATTGTATTGGGCAACACTATTCAAATACTTGACCGCAGTGAAACAACAACTAACAAAGTTGATTATTCACCACTAAATGATCCGCCAGAAAAAGTAGGAACAGATGATGTAAGTTGGGCTGCACTAATTAATCAGTATGGAGAGATGCAACCTGGCATAAGCCAAATACGTTTAGAAACTGGAGGAAGTGCAGAAATTGTAGGTACTATTGCATTTCATCCTAGCGATCCTTACAAATTGCTATTTACTATTCAGTCAGATACAATACCAACAAACGACTTGCCTGCAGTGGATAAGATAATCAATCCGTTACGTTCAGCGCCTGATGCAGGACTTGCTACTGCAGCCACAGGCCAACGTTATCTCATACTCAATGCAATAGGTGATGCTGATAACACAGATGGTCCTGATGCTTGGGGAGACTTAGTAGCAGGTGCTAACGATGTGATTGAATACACAGGAAACAAATGGGAAGTAATGTTTGATAGTAGTAATGAATCTGGCATACACTATCTCACAAACAGTAACACAAATCTACAATACAAATATACAGGCAATGAATGGGTTAAATCCTATGAAGGCGAATATCGAGCAGGCGATTGGAGTATCGTCATTTAATAGCAGTGTAGGCGCACTGTTTTTAAGTAAAACCACAGGACGTTATCTATTTGTACTACGCAATGGTGCAAAGTATGATAGCATGTGGGCGTTTGTTGGCGGTAAAGTAGAACCAAAGGAAACTGAATACACTGCGTTACAGCGTGAAATTGTAGAAGAAATAGGCTTTATGCCCTTAGTGCTAAAAACACTGCCTGTCGAAAAATTTACAAATAGTAAAAATAACTTTAGTTATAGCACATATGTATGTATAGTTGAAGAAGAATTTGTACCTAAATTAAACGATGAACATAAAGGATATGCTTGGAGTAAACTTGACAGTTGGCCCAAGCCGTTACATCCGGGTGTGTTTACTACATTTCAAATTGATGAGATTGTTAATAAAATAAAAACTATTGAAGATATAATGTGTGATTAATTACATCATCATTGCAAGCACTTCAATAACACCTGTAGTGTCATCATCGCCCACATGACTTTCTATTGCTTTACCAATTACTGTACCCATTGCTGGCTGTCCAACATCCGCATCAAATGCTTTTGCACGGCCACCTCCTGCACTGATCATCATATCTCCAGCATCTACAGGGCCTATAACTTTACAGGGCACACGCCCAGCAATTGCTAGTGCTACACCTTCTTGGGTACTATTCATTAAGTGTGCTGGATCAGTACTGACAATGCCTGCTACTGTTTTACATGCTGGAACATTACATACACCAACTTTTGCGTCACCTATAAAACATACTACTGTGCCAGGTTCTATATCGCCATTACTAGCATACATTTCAGCCAAGTCAGCATATTGTGCCGCTGTTGCTGTACCAGTAAATGTTGTGGTTGTTAAATTACCATTAGCACTGTCAAACGTTAAATTAGTACCTGATTTGGGAGCAAGATCACCAGTAGCGGCAGTTACAAATAAAACATTACAACTAGTGTCTGAACTTTCATCTGCTACTGTAACGGTTGTTGCAATGGCTGCTGTTCCAGTTGTGTCAGCATTTTCAAGAGCAAGTGTTCCTGCTGATGCTGGTAAAACTACATCAATGTCTGCTACACTTGCTGGGCCTTTTAGAGTAACACCATTTGTTCCGTTGTCTGTTCCCTCAAGAAACTTAATACTACCACCAGCACTGTTACTACCAGCACCAATTACAAGACTATGTCCAGTTGCAGTGGTTGTAGTAGCAGCCACAGTTGTAATACGATCTGTTCCATCAACATTTATAACAACATTTCCTGTACCACTGTCAGTAACTTCAACCTTACTGTTACCTTCATTAATTTTATCAGAACTTAAACTTGAAACTTGTGAATCAACATAAGCCTTTGTAGCCGCATGCTGGTTTGCTGTTGGATCTGTTACATTAACAATTTGCGAACTATCAACATCTATTTCCCCTGAGCCTTTCGGACTAATCTTTAATGAAATATTTGTATCGCCGCCAGTTGTTGTAATTGTTGGTGTGCCACTTGATGCTGCATTTGCAAATGTTATTTCATTGACTGCACTGCTTGTGGTTGTAAAGATGATTAGTTCATTGCCGTTTGCATCAGCAATAAATCCACCGCTTGCAATCTTAGGCGCTGTAAGGGTTTTATTTGTTAGTGTTTCTGTTGCACTGGCAGTACTCATAGCAAAGCCGCCAGCAGTACTACCATCGTGTACACGAATAGTATCTACTTCTGTATCATAACTAAGTTCGCCCGCTGCTCCAGTGAAAGCATTATTTTGGCTAGTTGTTCCTCTTCTTAATTGTAATACTGATGGCATCCTATACTCCTATACACTGTACACTATTTATGCACCAACGTGTGCCTCTCCGCTACCCAAGTCTGTAGTCTTTAGGGCAAACTTTGGTTCCATATGATCGTATGCATCAAAGGCTGCTAGTTGCACATCAAATGCATCCAGTGCATTTGCTGTTAGTCCACTTTCTGCACTACCTGTTTGAGCACCAGTAGCAAGTGTTTCCTTTGCTGCATCAAAGTTTCCAAGACTGCCAGGAGGCTCTAAAAAACTACTATTAGTATAACCACTGTTGTCTACAATCCCTAAGTTTGCTGGTGTAATTTTTTTCATTACACCACCATCATCAATCAGCACAAAGTCTGCATCTGAACTACTAGTGCTTGTCGAAGGTGCATCACTATTTGCTGTTGTAATTACTGTACCTGCTACTGCTGGCAGTGTAATAGTTACATCCGCTGTACTTGCAGGGCCTTGTAGTGTAACTCCATTAGTGCCGTTATCAGTTCCTTCTAAAAATTTAATACTACCAGCGGCACTATTGCTTGCCGCACCAAGTACAATACTGTGTCCTGTTGCTGTGGTTGTAGTTGCGGCAACTGTTGTTATCCTGTCTGTGCCGTCAACTTCTATTGTAACATTACCTGTACCTGTATCTGCAACAGTAACATTACTATTGTTTTGGAGAATACTGGTTTGACTAATGTTTCCTATTTCTGTATCAACATATGCCTTAATACTCTGCTGTGTAGCAAGTGCAGTTGCACTGTTGCTTGACATAGTATCTTCATCTGCAATAGCAGTAATGCCATCAAGTAAATTTAATTCTGTAGATGTAGAAGTTAGGGCAACATTCTCATTTAGTTTAGGAGATGTTAGTGTCTTATTTGTAAGAGTGTCTGTAGTTGCTTTACCCACCAGTGTGTCAGTTGCACCTGGTAACGTAATTGTTACATCACCACTTAGTCCATCAGCAATAGTCAGCGTTGCTTCATGTGCGTCCTGCCCGTCGCCTTCAAAAATAATGTCTGCATTAGTGTTGAGAAATAGTCCTGTGCTATCTAATGTTGCCACTGTGCTAGTAGAACCATTAGTTATTACCTTAAAGTCTATTTGTCCATCTTCTGTGCCATCAGTAACATCAAGTGCATTACCCTGTATTTTAGCAAATGTTACTGCTTGATCAGCATCATTTTCTCCCTTGAATACTAGTCCGCCCAGTGCATCATTGTCTGCTGGTGAACTGCTATTTCTTTTAATTACAAGTTCAGGACCTGCATTTGATCCATCATCAGTACCTGATACTGTAAGCACAGTGCCTGCACTAGTGCTTGTAAAGTTTCCAAGTGTGCCTTTTATTTCTGCTGCTTCAAAATTTGCTTTAGTGTGTGATATGTTTCCTGTGCTTGTGCCTGTTGCAGTTGTGGTTGCAACTACAAACTGATCTGCACTTTCGTCCCACATAATAATTGCATTATCGCCAGTGCTTCCGCGCTCAATAACGATACCGCTATCGTTTGCATTTGAACTTGCACCGTTGTTTAATTCTATTAGATTGTCTGATATTACTGTGTTTGTGGTTGCGACTGTGGTAGTTGTGCCGTTTACTGTAAGATTGCCTGTTACAGTCAAGTTACCGCCTATAGCATCTATTTCTGCTTCCATTAGTGTAACAAGTCTACTCAGCGCAGCCTTACGATTTGTGCCACCAGCACCATCATCAACAACTATCAAATCTGTTGTAGCAAGATCTGCACCTATATCACTACCACCATCTATGTCTAGATTAGCAATAGCAAAAC